TTACTAAATAAAGATGTTAAAGCAGTAAACAAGGGTATGGATCAGATAGATAGAGCATTAGATGAGGTAAATTGCAAAGAAAGACATTTTGTACAAGGTAACCATGAAGTATGGCTTGATAACTTTGTTATGAAATATCCTTACTTAGATAAGTATGAAACATACAATGCTTTAAGGTTAGAACAACGTGGATATGAATACCACCCTTATTTTAGAAAGAAACTGCTTAAAATAGGCAAATTAAACTTTGCTCATGGACATAGAACAGGTATGCACCATGCTAAAGCACACTTAATGATGTATGGAGAATCAGTTATGTATGGACATACACACGATTTACAAAGACATACACATACATCTCTTGGTGGTACTATATCTGCTTGGAGTTTAGGTTGTTTAAAGAATATTGAGGAAGATGAGGATTGGCTTAGAGGAAACTTAACAAATTGGAATCATGCTTTTGCTATTATACATTTCTTTCCAAATGGTAATTATGTGGTTCAGGTAGTAGAGATTATTAAAGGTAAAACTAACTTATGGGGAGAAGAATTGAATGGAAGTAAAAGATAATGGATATTTTAGCAGTATTGGAACAATTTGGAATACCTGTAACAATGACAATAGCATTCGGATTTTTTATATGGAGGCAAAACAGGTTCATACAAGAAACTCTAATGACAGAACTCGACCAAGACTTCAAGAGGTTGGAAGGTATTATTATTAAGTTGATAGATCAACAAAAAAAGGTGCAAATGGAGCAAAAGAAGTTAAATGGTATATTTAAGGCACAAGTAGAAATTATTGCTCGTTTGAGTGGAAATGGCTTAAAAGACAAGTTCCTAAGAATAATGGAAAAAGGTGGAATGGTAGATGAATAAGACTAAGCAGTTCAAAATACAAACACCTGTAGGTTCTGTTGAGAGTGATAGTGGTAATCATATAGTAGATGTAATAACAGTATTAGTAGCAATCCTGTTAGTATTTGTAGGCAAAAAGATAATGGAGAAGATATAATGGCTAAATTTAAAGGTAGAAAAGTAAAACTAAATAAGCCAACAAGGATAAGAGCAGGACAAACATCACATGGTAAAAAAAAATTTCAAGTATTCGTAAATGACGGAGGTAAGACCAAAAGAGTTACTTTTGGAGATCCTAACATGAGAATAAGAAAAACAAATAAGTCTGCAAGAAAATCTTTTAGAGCAAGAATGAAATGTAGCACAGCAAAAGATAAAACAACTGCAAGATATTGGTCTTGCAAGAAATGGTAAACGAACATGAAAGTAGATGAGTTAGTAATCAAGTTAATAAAAGACAAAGCAAAACAAGAAGTAGAAGAAATATTCGATCCAAAGAATAAAGATAAATTTGTTGATATGATAAATGATAATGTCAATATTCCTATTCTTAGAGAGAAAGATGAAGCAATAGTATTTGATGCTTTATATGACTTAGTACATGAGTTTGTTAAAAAAATAAAAAAGTAGTAGTAATAACCCTGAAACAATAATAAATTACAAGGAAGAATTATGAAAAATTCAGAACAAAATCCAACCACCGACAATCAAGGTGTAAAATCCGATTCCGTTCAAGGAAACGATAACCCTTCCGTTGATTCAACAAACAACGACAATAAAACTGTTGATTCGATTCCTTATGCTCGATTTAACGAGGTTACTAAGCAAAAGAAAGACTTAGAAACTAAGTTAAGAGATTACGAGGCAAAACAAGAAGAAAATCGTGTTAAAAGACTAGAAGAACAAGGTAAGTATAAAGAATTAAATGCTGAACTAAGTTCTAAAGTAAATAAATACGAAGAAAAACTTAATGTTTATGCTGAAAAAGAAGCAAAGGAACGAGAGGACTTAGTATCACAATTAGACGATCAAGACAAAGAAGTTTATGGATCTTTAAGTAATGATCAACTTAGAAAACATTTGGCTAAAGGTCAAAAGCCTAAACCTGCTACTATTAATACTACTCAACCTGTAAGGGACACAAGTGGTAATAGAGTATCAGATTGGACAAATCTTTCTAAAAATGATAAAAAATCTAATTGGAAATCGATACTAAAGACCTATAAAAAATAACTTAATTAAAAAATATATTGTCCTACTTGAAGGCACTCTTGCAGTTGATAGAGGGCAAAGATCGGAGAAACTATGGCAACAGGATTTGCTTCAACAGCAACTTCTCAGGCTGCAGATACTGAATTAGCAGTATTTATACCTGAATTATGGACAGATGCAGTAAGAGCATCTTTCAAAAAAAACTTAGTACTTGCAAATGTAGGTACAGACTTTTCATCACTTGCAGCAGGTGGTGGAGATACAATTAACATACCAAGTGTAGCAGATGTACCAAACGTGGTTGCAAAAGCACCACATGTAGCATTTGATTATACAAGTGCAACTGAAGATAGTCTTTCATTAGCACTAACTACTCATAATGTAACAGGTACAATGGTAGAAGATATGGGTGCAATACAATCAAGTTCTGATTTGTTAAGCATGTATTCTGATTCTATTGGTTACAAACTTGCTTTAGGATTTGATACTAATGTTGAGGCTGCTTTAGCACTAACAACAGAATGTATTAATATTGCAGGTAATACAGTAGAAAAAACTATTGATGCTGCTACATTAGCACACATAAGCAAAGTTGTATTAGAAAATGATTGTCCTCTTAGTGAGTGTACACTTGTTTTAAATCCAACTTTATATGCTTCACTATTTAGAATTGATGATTTTATTCATATTTCTAAAACAGGTATTGCAGATGCTGATAATGGACAAGTAGGATCTGTTATGGGTATGAATGTAGTATTATCTAATAATATTACTTCTACAAATGCAAATGCTGCTGTTGATTCAGATGATGGTGCATTAAACAATGCAAACGTACTTGGTGGATTTGTAGTACATTCATCTGCTCTTGCTTATGGCTTTAGCCAAGCACCAAGAGTACAAGCAGAATACTCAGTTGATCATTTAGCAACTAAACTAATAGGAGATTCTATTGGTGGTGCTAAATTAGTTCAAGATGCTTCTCAAACTAAATGTTGGGGAATCGTTGAAGAAGGAACAACTGCTTGGTAGTAAGTAAATAATAATAATACAGGGTAGTGTAATGCTACCCTGTACACTTAGGAGAATACATGAAAGATATTAAAGTTATATTTAGAGGTTACAAAGTACCATCAGGTAAACCATTAAATGTGCCTGTTATGATAGGTAAAGCAAGATTAGAACAATATAAAAATGATGGTAGGTATGATATGGAAATTTTAGATCAACCTAAACCTAAAAAGAAAAAAGCACCTAAAAAGGAGGCTTTAGATGAGTAGAGATGGAGTTATAAGAAGTACAAATAGAAAAATTATAAGAGTTACCCCTACACTTGATACAAATGCTTATGCACAAGGCGATGTTTTATTTACTGCAACAGAAATACCAAATGTAGTTCTTGAAAAAGGTGGTTGTTCTAAATTAGTTGGTGCTTATATTTTTGATAAATTAGATAGTAGTAGTGATATAACATTTGTTTTTACTGAAGGAAATACAGCACTTGGACCAATAAATGAAAGTGCTAATATTAGTGACCCAAATTTACTTGCTAATAATATATGTGGTATAAGTAAAATGGACAACGACCAAGCAACAACAGGTGATAAAATTGATACTTCTAAAATACACCAAATGTTACCTGGTTCTGGAACAGCAGAAAATAATGATAATTTAATGTTATTACAGGCAGCATCAGATAGCACAAGTGTTTTTGTACAAGGTATACTAACATCATCAACTACTCCTACATTTGCAGATGGCGATATACAGTTAATACTACATATTGAATATTAATGTCTGAAATAGAAAAAATAGTTGATAGGAATGGTAAAGGTAGTTTATACAGGATTCCTGTTGGCGACCAAGTGTATAAAGAAAACTATAACAAGATATTTAGGAAAGAACAGGAAAGTAAATGAATGAGAGCAAATATATGAGGGTAGGATTGTTGTTTTTCCATGCTCGTTCAACATACGTATCTTCCTTGTTGCCTACCCTCAAATTTTAATATGCCTCGTTTTGGAACAAGATCAAAAAGGAACTTAGCAACTTGTGATAAAAGATTGCAAAGAATATTTAATGAAGTTATTAAACATGTTGATTGCTCAGTTATTGAAGGGCATAGAGATCAACAACGACAAAACAAGTTATATGACGAAGGTAAAACAAAACTTAAATACCCTAATGGTAGGCATAATTCTAGTCCAAGCCTTGCTATTGATGTCGTTCCTTACCCAATAGATTGGAAAGATAGAGAACGAATGACACTATTTGCAGGATTTGTTAAAGGATTAGCAAAGGGTATGTACAATATAGACCTAAGATGGGGTGGAGATTGGGATTCAGATTTTGAAGTACAAGATAACAGATTTGATGATTTCCCTCATTTTGAAATAAAGGAGAAGAAGTGATAGATAGTTTAAAGACTACTGCAGGATCATTTGCAACCATAGGAGCAAACTATGCTGATTTACTAACAGATTTACAAAGTATAGTAATAGGTGCTTTATGGATAATATACTTATATAATAAAATAAGAATGGAGAATAAATAATGGACTTTTTTATAAATAATTGGGATATAGCATTAGCGATATTCGTAGTTTTAGAGAAAATAGTTAAACTAACACCTACAAAGTATGATGACATACTAATCGACATGATTTGGGGTGGTTTAAAAAGATTGGTAGGTAAATAATGCCTAAAGGAAAAGGAACATATGGATCTAAAGTAGGCAGACCTAAGAAAAAGAAAAAAATGAAAAAAACTAAAAAGAGAAGGTAGGGATTCTCGTATGGCTATAAATAACATCACTTTAGGGGAAGATCAACCTCTAAGTAATGATTTAAAGCCGATTAAGGTCGGTGGGGAGGCTTCTATATTAGAAATTTCCTCACCTTTACCTGATGGTTCTGATAGTGGCTTATTTAGAGTTGATGGCGACTTAGATATTACAGGCACACTCAAAACCAAACTTTCACACGATTTAATTTACGACTTCGATGATGAAGTCAATACATTAGCACAGGCTAAAGTAGATGCTTTAATAGACTCTGCTCCTGCTGCTTTAGACACACTTAACGAACTTGCTGCTGCACTTGGCGATGATGCAAGTTTTGCTACTACAATTACTAATAGTATAGCAACTAAGGTAGGATTAACAGGTAATGAAACAATTGCAGGAGTTAAAACTTTTTCAAGTGCAGTTACAATACATACTGCAACAGATGCAATATTAAATTTTAAATCAAGTGATGATTCTTGGTCTTATATGCAATTCTTACAAAATGATGGCGATAGAATAGCGTATATAGGAACTGATGGCGACCAAGATAGATTAATTATAAATGCTACTGAAAATGGTGCTAACGAAATAGATATAAACACTACAACATTAGACATAAATGCTAATGTAAAAATTAGTGGAACTCTTGATATGGAAGATAGCAACATTACTAATGTAGGCAATATAGCATTAGATACAATCAGTTCAGATGCAGGTACATCAATAGGTGTAACATTAGGAACAGATGCAGGAGATGATTTTATTGTTGATAC